CTTACAGGTATCAGATATGGGCGGTAATGCTCCTGTCGGAACCACCTTGGCTATTTTAGAAAGAACCTTAAAAGTAATGAGCGCCATTCAAGCGCGTCTACATTATGCAATGAAGCAAGAGTTTAAGTTACTCAAGCATATTATTGCCGATTACACTCCAGAAAGTTATGATTATGAACCAGAAGAAGGCAAAGCGTCAGCGAAAAAAGCGGATTATGACGATGTCGAAGTCATACCTGTCAGCGATCCAAATGCGTCTACGATGGCGCAAAAGATTGTACAGTGGCAAGCAGTTATGCAATTGGCGCAACAAGCTCCACAACTCTATAATTTACCGTTCCTCCATCGTCAAATGGTCGAGACTCTTGGTATTAAGAACGCAGCGAAACTTATCCCAATGGCGGATGACCAGAAACCGGCGGACCCAGTCACGGAAAACCAAAACATTCTCATTATGAAGCCAGTCAAGGCATTTCAATACCAAGACCACGAGTCTCATATTGCAGTGCACCAAGCGGCTATGCAAGATCCTAAGATTATGGCTTTATTACAAAGTAATCCACAGGCTCCACAGTTGCAAGCAATTATGATGGCGCACATTAATGAGCACGCTGGATTCTTGTATCGCCAGGAGATTGAAAAACAAATGGGTATGGCATTACCTCCTCAGAAGATGAACGATATGAATGAGGAAGAAGATGTCAATATGACTCCAGAGGTTGAGTATGCGTTGTCCCAGAAGTTAGCTCAAGCTGCTAATCAGTTACTCCAGCAGAATAAACAACAGGCAGCTCAGCAACAAGCTCAACAACAAGCGCAGGATCCAATTATTCAAATGCAACAACAAGAGCTCCAGATTAAAGCGCAAGATCAGAAACGTAAGGTTCAAAAAGACCAAGCAGATGCGCAATTAAAGATGAAGCAATTGGATATAGAAGCAAAACGAATTGAGTCTCAGCAAAGAATTGCGGCAGGGCAGATGTTAGCCAAGGGGACAATGGATAAACAGAAATTAAAATCCCAACAAGTGCAAGCGGCAGGCAAAATTATGGCGGATATGGTCGGAAAAGAACAACAAAATACCCACAACATTGCTAACAAAGCATTAGATCATATGTCTAAACGTGAAATTGCGGCACAACAAGCTGGGCATCAAGAGGATTTAATTGCAAAACAAGCATCCGCTCAGCCTAAAAAGGAAACTAAATGACCGAATATGAGTATCTCTGTATTGAATTACAGAAGAAAATAGAAGGAAAATCAGCATTCATTGCCGTAGGCAATTGCACCTCTTTTGAGGAATATAAACATGTAGCAGGGGTTATCCGGGGTCTTGCCCTTGCTATTGATTTGATTAAAGACCGCGAGCAAAAACTAAAGGACGATGATGAGTGAGTTATTAATTAGTGACGCAATGGGTAATGTATCTACACTACCTAAAGAGCCAGAAAAGAAAGCAACACAACTTCCAAAGCCAGCAGGATATCACATCTTGTGCATGGTGCCAGAAGCAGAAAAAGAGTTTGAAAGCGGTATTTTAAAAGCAGATACCACAATGCATTATGAAGAAGTATTAACTCCAGTCTTATTTGTTGTATCAATAGGCCCCGATGCATATGTAGATAAAGATAGGTTCCCAAGTGGACCGCTTTGCAAAGTAGGTGATTTTGTTTTAATTAGACCTAATTCTGGTTCAAGAGTAAAGATTCATGGCCAAGAATTTAGGGTGATAAATGATGATAGCGTAGAAGCCGTAGTCGAAGATCCCCGTGGAATTTCACGAGCTTAAGGAGAAATAAATGGCAACAGAAGAATTTGGAACAGTAACATTTGAAAATGGAAAGCCAGTTCCGCTAAAAGAAGAATACGGCACTTTTACATTCCCAGATGAGACAAATAATGTAGTAAGCGAACCGGCAGATTTACCGGCAATTGACATTGAAATTGTAGACGACACACCTACAGAGGATAAGGGTCGCAAGCCAATGAAGGAACCGGTAGAAGAAGTTACCGATGACGAGTTGGAAGCCTATGATGAGAAGGTGCAAAAACGGATTAAGAAATTAGGCCGCGGATACCATGACGAAAGACGCGCAAAAGAAGAAGCTATTCGTATGCGTGAAGAAGCTTTGCGAGTTGCCCAGCTTGCCGTAGAAGAAAACAAACGTTTGCAGTCTCAGTTGCATGAGGGAAGCAAGATGTTTATTGATCAAGGCAAATCTAGCGCTGAAATAGAAGTTGCAGCTGCTAAAAAAGCATACAAAGATGCTTATGAGTCTGGAGATAGCGATGCTTTGGTAGATGCCCAACAGAGAATGAACGAGGCAACATATAGGTTAAATCAAGTTGCTAATTTGCGCCCAATTGAAATCCAAGAAAAAAAATATGAGATTCCAAAAGCCAAAGTACAAGATTCAAAACTAGAAGGTTGGGTAGAAAATAACCCTTGGTATGGTGGTGAAAAGCCAGAAGAAGAGGAAATGACTAGCCTAGCTTTAACGGTTCATAATCGACTTGCCAGAGAGTTTGGCGAAAAATATATTGGCACGGATGAGTATTATGAAAAAATTAGTGCTACAATACAGAAAAGATTCCCCGATTATTTCGGGAGCGAACCATCTGAACCTCGTGAAAAACCGAGAGCCAAACCAGCCGCAAATGTTGTAGCACCTGCTACACGTTCCGCCGCACCAAAAAAGATACAACTAACTACTACGCAAGTACAAATTGCTAAAAGACTAGGTGTACCACTTGAACTTTACGCCCGCAAGGTTGCTGAACAAAATGGAGATAGATAATGACTACTGGAACAATTAAATTAAATCGTGATACTGAGACTCGTGAAAAAGATACCCGCCCTGTAAATATGTGGGCGCCACCTGAAACACTGCCAAGTCCAGCACCGAGAGAAGGTTGGGTCCATAGATGGTGCAGAACTTCCTTAATGGGAGCAGCTGATCCAATGAATATCTCCAAGAGCCGTAGGGAAGGTTATGAACCTGTAAAGGCAGAAGACTACCCAGAGCTAATGTCCCACGCGTCCTTGGATGGTCAGTTTAAGGGGTCGATTGAAATTGGTGGCTTAGTTTTATGCAAAGCTCCAAAAGAAATGATGGAACAAAGAGCAAAGTATTACGAAAGAGTAGCAGATTCACAAATGGAATCTGTAGACAGTACCTATATGAAAGAGAACGACCCGCGTATGCCTATGTTTAAAGATAGAGAAACAAGGGTTACTTTTGGTGGTAAATAAATTAATTTTGGAGGTTTAAAATGGCAACAGTATCAGGTCCTTATGGATTAAAGCCAATTAACCTTATCGGTGGCCAACTTTTTAATGGCGGTGTGATTCGTGAGATTCCACTAACTGTTAATAACTCAGCGGCTATCTATAATGGTGATTTGGTTCAAATTGGCGCAGCTTCTGCTGGTCAGCCAACAGTGGTAACAGCTACTCCTACAACATCTTCTGTTGGTTTAGTCGGTGTTTGCGTAGGTGTACGTTATCAATTAGCAGGTCAACAACTTGGCTATCCTTTATATGCTCAGTATTTACCAGCTAACGCTGTTACTTCTGGCTACACAAATATCTTTATTCGTGTAATGGATGATCCAGATGCATTGTTCCAAGTTCAGTCTTTGGGTTCCATCCCAGCAACTGCCATTGGGAAAACAATTGCATTAGCAAACTTTACTGGCGGTACAAGTTCTGCAACAGGTAATACAACTACTGGTAACTCAGTCGTTGCTCTTGCTTCTAGTGCAGCTAATACCGGCGCTTTAGCTTGCCGTATCGTTGATCTTGTAAATAACAACTCAACATTTGGCGGTAATTTCCCGTCTAACCCTGGTGATGCTTATACAGACTGTATCGTTAAATTAAATTTTGGCGTACACATGTATTATCAAGCATCTGGCACAACAAACTAAGGAGCTAAAAAATGGCTATTTCACGTTCACAGCTCCTAAAAGAGCTATTACCCGGTCTCAATGCCTTGTTTGGTCTTGAGTATGCACGTTATGGTGAAGAGCACAAAGAGCTTTATGAAGTTGAAAGTTCTGAGCGTTCTTTTGAAGAAGAAACAAAATTGTCTGGATTCTCTGCTGCTCCAGTTAAATCTGAAGGTGCTGCTATTGCTTATGATACAGCGCAAGAGGCTTGGACAACTCGTTACTCACACGAAACTATCGCTTTAGGTTTTGCAATTACTGAAGAAGCAATTGAAGATAACTTGTATGATTCATTATCTGCTCGTTATACTAAAGCATTAGCTCGTGGTATGGCTTATACCAAGCAAGTTAAAGGCGCATCTGTATTAAATAACGGTTTCAGCTCAAGTTATTTATATGGTGATAGTCAGCCTTTATTTTCAACAGCTCACCCATTAGTCGGTGGCGGTGTTAACTCTAACACAGCAGCTACAGGCGTAGATTTGAATGAAACTTCTTTAGAAGCTGCTGTTATTCAAATCGCCGCATGGACAGATGAGCGTCAGTTGTTAATTGCTGCTAAGCCACGCAAGTTAGTTGTGCCACCAGCATTGATGTTCGTTGCTACTCGTTTACTTGATACTAAGTTACGTGTCGGTACAAACAACAATGATATCAGCGCAATCAACAATAACGGCACGATTCCAGAAGGTTACACAGTTAATCACTTCTTGACTGACGTTAATGCATGGTTCTTGTTAACTGATGTTCCTAACGGACTCAAGCACTTTGTACGTACACCACTCCAGAATTCTATGGACGGTGATTTCGATACAGGTAACGTTCGTTACAAATCTCGTGAGAGATATTCCTTTGGTGTATCAGATCCACTAGGCGTCTGGGGTTCTTCAGGTTCATTC